TTGGAAACGGCTAAGCACTACGGCGTAACGCCCTATGTGGTATGTAGATGCTTAATCACGCGCAATATTTACGATAATCTTCCACCGATTGCGCAACAAATACGTGACATGTACGACCGAGGAATGAAGAATGCGGACATTGCACAGGCTCTAAATATCAGCGTTGCGACCGTCCGAACTTACGAGCCGTATAATACAACAACAAAAACCATTAAAGCATCCCGCAAATAGCTTTGTAAAAAACAAAAAAGGCGCAGCGCCCATCGAAAAGATGAGGCCCTGCGCCTTTTGCTTTGCTTGCAAACTGTTAAAAAATGCCTATTTTGCTGTTTTAGCAAACAATTTGCAAATCAATGTGATAATTTATCGGTTTTTTAACATCTTACTCCATCTGGATTGCATCAATGGCCGAGCCGTAAATGCCCGCGTAGCCGTTTGCGCCGGAATTGTACTTGCTTCCAAAGCGCACCCAACTAAGCCAGCTGCCGCCCTTGATATGTACGCGGCAATCCACGTGACCGATGGGCGTGCGTATCTGTACGCCGTCAATCTGCTCGCCGTAAATGCCCGCGTAGCCGTCTGCACCTGCGCCGCTGTTTTTGATCTCCGGGAGCCAACCGCCACCCCGGAGATGAACGCGATAATAAATATCGCAGTTTTTGGCATTGATTTTAAGTCCTTCCATCGCCTGCCCAAAGTTGCCCGCGTAGTCCTCGCAGTTTTTTACCTGCGGGAGCCAATGGCGCCCCGCGTATGCGGAATACGTCAGATCGCCCGTGCAGGTGGGCTTCGGCGTATTCGGCTTGGGTGTAGGCTTTGCCGGTGTGCTCGCCGCACCAAGCTTTGCGTTGACCTTGGCGGCAATATCGGCGTGATGATTATAGAGGTACGTGCCCGGACAAGATTTATTATCAAAATCGCGGTGTACCGTCATGTTTGCGCTGTTGCGATGGTATACGCGGGTGTTTTTATCCGTGCTCCATACGAGTTTTTTGATGCCGTTGCGTTTGCAAATGTCCGCAACGAGGTTGATAAGCGCCGCGTATGCTTTGCCCGTCACGGCGTAAGGCTCCGACATATCGGATGCCACCTCAATCGTTACGGCGCGGTGATCGTTATCGGGAGACGAGCTGCACCAAGAGCGGTCGCGCTCCTCCACGTACATACCTACACGCCCATCGTAGCCGATGCCGTAATTGGAGGAGGCACCACGATTAGGATTAGCAAAGATGTTTCCGAGCGTCTCCACGCTCACCTGTCCAACCACGCAATGGATCGTGATTGTATCAATCGCGTGCTTTCTGGGGCTGTTTCTATTGGGCGAGATACGAGTGTGATTTACAAGTGCGCTGTTTGTGTATGCCATTTAGTCCTCATCTCCTTTGTTGTTCGAGAGCTCTTTCAAAGCTTCTTCGTTAAGTTCATTTTCCTTCGTTTCCTTCACGTTTTCCATTCTGCGCCCTCCTCTCTTAATCGGTACCATTTATTTATCCTCCTTATGTAGTAGTCATGGACGCGATGGCGTCCTCAAGCTTTTTGATCACGATGTTAACGTCTCTCTGATAGTCCAGTTTTACCCCCGCGCCGTCGCTCGCTTGCACCACGGTGTCGGGCGCGTAAGCGGTGAGGGCTTTATATGCGGAGATTTCAGCAGGGGTGAGCGGGATTTCGATGGGAGTGGCGAGAATCACGTTTTGCTCAGCCAGCGTTTTTGTGCTGTCGAAAGCACCCTTATCAATCCTCTGCACCTTTACACTCTTTCCGAAATCTACCTCGTCGCACACCCACTGCTGTCCCTGTGGGTCAGTGTAGTTGCCGCCAGAGGCGACAGGGATGCCGGGTAAGCCGTTGGGAGTGGGGAGCGTGAGGAGCTGTTCGCGGTAGGGGGAGTAGGCAGTGGAGTCACTCACTGTTGCAATGATTGGCGTGCCATAGGGCGTTGTTGACACTGAAAAATTGACACAAAAATACGCGCATTTCGCCGGTGCTTTAAATGTATACTCAAATCCGATCGTACCGATTGGATTCTTATTTTTATCATAAAAGCAACCGCCTTCCGTGACCACATTAAAGTGATAGGTTGTATTCGGTAAGCACGGTTGAAAGCCTGTTATCCAATAACTATCTGTACTTGTTATCTCATAATAACCGGTTTCTACATTGAAATTCTGATATTTATTATTTTGGAACAGCGCCGGGTTTAGCAGATTCTTTCCCGTCACCTTCATCTCCACGCTCCCACTATCCCCTGCACTCACAATAGGCACAGGTGCATCCGGCGTGGGTGTGCCGTCCTGCGTGCTCTTGCCGTACACGGTCAGGCCGCACAGCGGCGCTGTAAAAGCATCTTCAACGGCGACCGGATTACCGGTCTTACTGCCCACAAGGATGTTCTGCCGCGCCTTGACTGCGCTGATAGCGTCACCTGTGGCTTTTGCGTCAGCGGCTTCGCCCTTGTGAGTGAGGGTGGTGTCCAGTGCTACGGCAGGGCCGGTGTCACCTTTAGGGCCTTGCGGACCTTGCGGGCCGATGGGGCCTTGTTCACCCTGCGGGCCTATCGGCCCCTGCGGACCAGTTGCACCCGTTGGGCCTTGCGGGCCGACCGGGCCGATGGGTCCGGTGTCGCCTTTGGGGCCTTGCGCACCATTAAATTTACCTGCATCAGCGTCATCACGGACGCTTTGGGCAATCTCCTCTGCATTACTCGCCGCCGACAAAATCTGCTGCACGATGTCCGGCGTCGGTTCTGCGGGGGCAGTGCCGCTCACGCCTGCGGTTGTTGCCACGCGATAGATTTGGCTTACGGAGATCTGCCGCACGCCGTCCGTATATCCTGCAAACGTGAGCTCTCCCGTGCCTGCAACCGCAGTGGCCTCCGCAGGAACAGACACGACATTATCCGATCCAAGGCGTATTTGCACGGATTCTCCTTTTGGCGGGTGGAAAGCGACGATAATATCGTAATCTACCCATTCGCCCTTGCGCATCACGCTCAATGTCTCCACGCCGTAGCTGCCCGCCGTGCCGAGGCGGATCGGCTGTTCGGCGCACTGCGCAGCGTATCCGTCCAATGTGATCTCGTGCATAATCAATTTATATCACCTCTTTTCGGATTGTCCTTTAATCCGGGAAACCGTCGCCGTCCGTGTCGGGCAGCTCCGGCAGGCCGGCAACGCTTGTGAGGAGCGAGAGCACGCCGGCGAGCACCGACGCGCTGGCTACCACGATCCAGTCCACCTCGCCGAGCACCGCAGAGGTGCCGATCGTCGCGACAGCGGTCTGCGCGATTGTTTTCACGGCGCGGACGCCCGCGGCCTTGAGCCAATTTTTCCACTTTGTTTTCATGGGTGATCCTTCCTTTCGATGTCCTCCAGGTCTGCAAGGCGGTGGTTTACGACCTTGATTTGCTCTTGTATTACGGGGATTTTTTCGGCAAAATTATTATGTTTTCGCACCTCCCGCGTGAGCTCTTCGATCTTCGCGTCCGTGATCGCCTGCGCGACCCGGAGCTTTTCTTCTGCGCGGCGGTTGCCGGTGACGTTGGTGATGATCACGCCGACAAGCGCGAGCCCGCCGGTGATGATCGCTACAAAAATGTTTTCCATTGCTCGCCTTACCCCCCCTTAGCCGATGATCGAAAATGCCGGGCGAACGCCATAAGAGTAACTGGCGTCGTAGGAGTAAGCATTACTGTAAGTGTCAACAAAGGCAAAATAGGATGCGGTAACAACATCACGCAACCACCAGTTATCACGGTTACAAATTCTGCTCGGCTCGTGAGCGAACAGCGGCAACTGTGATTTTTCGACACGATTGTTCGCGTAGACTGCCGAACCGTTGGCAATCGGCATGAAAATAGCACCGCCGTATACCATCTGTTCATTCATCAGATCAACCTCGCTGTCACACCATGCACCAGCAGAAGGGTGTCCGTCAGCTACATCGTTTGTCAGATATACTCTGTGAGAGAGGACATGACCGCTAAATGCCGCCTTGATGGTGGTCTTAGCCTGTTCTAGTCCTTCGGTGTACATCTTAGAGCCTACATAGCCGCCAGTAGTGACGTTTGTGTCATTCATCGCGTGCGTATACATATTGCCGTCTGGGACAAGCGTGACGTGGTGAGTATCGCAGACTGTATCCCCTGTCCTGTAATAATAGTCAAAGGCAGCGATACGATAGGTCACATCGCCAATCACCCAGTAATCACCGATGTACAGGTCAGTAAAACTACCATCCGCAATAGCCGCCCATTGTGCGGCGGTCACGCTCGTACCTAGGTTTTTGCCGCGGTAGATGGAATTATGCGCACCGGCCCCGCTGGACAGTATGGCAAGCACAGGCGCCGCCGCGTTTTCCGCGTTTGTTGCCGCGGTCTGCGCTGCCGTTTTCGCACTTTCGGCCGCAGCCGCGTCTCCGCTGGCGTTGCTGGCTGCCGTCTCTGCTGCGGTCTTGGCGTCTTCCGCGTTGCTTGCGCTGGTGGCGGCGTTGGTTTCGGACGTGCCCGCATTGGTGGCCGCTGTCTGCGCCTGACCGGCCGCGGTGGAGGCTGTACTCGCCGAGCTGGCAGCCTCCGTCTCGGAGCCTGCCGCTGCGCTGGCCGAAGATGCCGCCTGTCGTGCCGCCTCTTGCGCGGCGGTGACGTTGCCCTCGATCCCTTCCGCCGCCGCGAGTACATCGGCAATCTGCTTGGTCAGGACGCTGTAGTAATCCGACGAGACGATCTCCGCGTCTGAGACGACGTTGGCCAAGACGTGCATCACGACCGCAAACGTCGCGATGCTGGTGCCCGCACTATCGTACAGCTTGATCTGTACCGGTACGTTTCCGTGCACCGTAAAAGCCTGCGGCACGAGGGCCACGGTCACGACGTTGCCGTCGATCGTCGCAGCCGGCGTGCTGCCGTCAGGCAGCGTGTCGTAAAATCCAGCGGTGCCGTCCGGCTTTTTGTAGCGGACGGTCACAAGCGTACCGTCTGGCACAGCCCATTGCGCGCCGCCCGCGTAGATGCTAAAAGCAATTTTGCGGCTGTTGCTGTCGTCCTGTACCGCGTGAATGATCTGCGGCGCGCCCGGGTCGAGCATGTCGACGCGCAGCGCCGCCGTTGTTTCAAGTGGCATTTTTTATCATCCTCCCCTACGAGTTATTGCTGCAGAGCACGTAGCGACCGAGCTGCGCGTCCCATACCCAAGACACACTAAAATCTGCGTTTCCTCCGATGGCAAGCCGGTCAAAGTGCCCGATGCGCTGCCCGTTTACTACGGACAGGATTGAGTTTCCGCTTTCGGTTTTAACCGCGTTGTAAACGACCAACGTCCCAGTTTTAATCGTCCCGGCATAGCTTCCGTCGCTTTTTTCGCCCACGCCTACGCCAATCGGCCCGAAGTACGAGTAATTGCTGTCCTCGCCGAGGCCGCCCTCATTTGTCACGGTGCCGGAAAAGACCTGCACAATGCCTCCGGCGCTTTGGGCTGTCGAGTAGATGCGCACGCGTAAGTTGTCGTTTTCCATCAGTCTCAGCACCGCCGCCCACAGGTCCATCTCAAATCCGGCGTTTCGGCTTACAACATGGTTGGCGATCAAGTTGACGATGTTGACGAGATCAGCATTGAGTGTGCCCGCTGTGATAAAATCGGCGACCATACCGTTTTTTAACGTAGCGCCGTAGGTAAACGGCCCGTTATATCCGCTCTCGCTCGCACCCCAGCCCTCATGGTTAAAGCGCCACACATTGCGCGCTTTGGTTGGGTCCGGATCATCCGCGATGTACAGCGTGTCCGGCATGCCGTCGTTGTTGGTGTCCAGCAAGCGCACCGCGCCGCCGGATGCGCCGAGGATGGTCTCCGTAAGCGCAAGCACTGCCTCGCGCAAGTAAGTCTCGCTCGGTTTTTGCTTAATCTCCTGTTGCTGCCCGACGATAGTGTCCGCAATGTTGGTGCGCACGTCGCCGATTTCGACGGAGTTGTACCGCTCAAGCAGCACGTCTGTCTCGATCTTGACGATCTCGGCCTTAGCCTCCACGCCGAGCTGCGGGTAGCGGATCGTCACCGTGTCGCACAGGTCGCACTTTTCGAGCAACGCAAGGTCCTCGTATTCCGGAAACTGCTCGAGCTGAACAAAGCTCGCCGTGATGCTCGTTTTTGGTATGCCGATTTTGTTGTCCTCGACATACTTTTCCGCACGCGTCTGCAACTGCGCCGGCGTCGGCTGCGTCTCAAAATCGTTGGAAAAATCCACCGGCACGACGCGCGTAAAGTCGTACGTGCCCGGCGCGTTGACAATCTTAGGGTCGCAGGTCACGAGCGCACCCTCGGCGTTTGTCCAATACGGATAGATGCCGGTCGCCACGTTGGAGATGTTGCGGTCCTGCTCGATGTCTGTCAAGTTTTTACCGTAGCTGATCACGACGCCGTTGTCGTATCCGCGATGGCCATACAGCCGGACGGTAAAGCCGTCCCACTCGTACTCACCGCCGTACACGTCGAGGATCGATCCGGATGAGCCACCAAGAACCGAGCGTGTCGACGACGGTGTCGAGACAGCAAAAGATGCGACGGTAGACTTGTCCGTCCAAAAAGTAAAGGGACTATCCACCGCCGCGTTGAGACTGAGTTTTGAAAGCGCATCCGGTGCGTTGATCGCTGTAAAAGGATTGAGCGGCACGCCGGAAAGGTCGTAGGTGATATGCTGCGCGTACACCATGATAATGCCGTCCATCGGCCGCGTGATCCGGTAAATGCGGAAAGGCTGCGGCGCCCGGTACGGGCTCGGAATCGCATAGATGATGCAGCGGTCCGTGATCTCGGCGAAATGCACGCCGGTGTCCGGGTACTGCATCGTCAGCTCGAAAGCGCCGTTGCGCTCCTCGGTGACCGTGCAGCTGATGGCATCCGTCAGGACACCGAGACCGTGTGTCGTAAACTCCGTCGCGTTGGACGGGAAAAGGATTGGTTTCATATCGCCCTCCATCTCGGCGTGATCTCCACCGCAGTGACGCCGCCGCTCCAAGTAATCCGCGTTTCACCGGCGGGCAGGATCGGAAACTCGCCGCCCGCGATGCGGATCGTGCCGTTTTTGTTTTCAAGGCCTCTGTAGGCGTTCTGCGTTTCGCCGTCCAGCGTCAGGCTGCCGTCCATGCTGTCGATCGTCACGGTGACACCGCCGACCGTCAGCACTCCGCTTCCGCTGCCCGTGATCTGGATCAGCGGCAACGATTCGTCCCAGTTGTTTAGCAGGACCTGTCCATTTTCAAGCGCTTGCACCCACGTGCCCGCCTTGATATACCGATGCGGTTTGCAATTAAAATTAAGTGTCATTTCGCCCGACCGGTTTAAAAACCGTGTGTCAAAATCCAACGGTCCGGTAAAAATCGCCATCCGGTATTCGTCCGGGTGATAGTTGTCCTCCAGCTTATGGTATGTCATCGGAGAGCCGAGGAGCCACATGCGCGCCGCGTCTGTATTCCGCAGAAAATCGCGGTGGATAAAAGCGGGATACGACACTGTGATGTTTTTATACGTTCCGTTGTCCCGTACCAGCGCGCCGCTGCGCCCGGGGATGGACACAAGCTCATAGCCCCTTTCGGGGCCGTTGAAGGTGTTTTCGCCGCTGACATAGATGCCATACTCGCGGCAGCAATGTCCGGCAAACCAAAATTTATGCACCGAAAACCGCCGCCTTTCTTTCTGTCGCGTTTTGCATTTCGTCCATGATGATGTCCGCCAGCGCCCGCACGTCCTGCCCCGGCGCGCCGTATACCGTGATATTTACGCCGCCGAGGTCGGTCTGGTTGGTTGTGTTGCTGGTGAGCGGCTGCACCATGGCGCGGTTGCCCATCATTGTGAGCAGCTCCGGTCCGGCCTCACCGACAATCGCCGAGCCCTGCGAGAGGATGCCGCCCTTTGCCAGATACGGTATATTCGGAATATACGGGATACTGAGGCCGAAATGCCCGCCGCCGAGCCATTTTGGCATTGTAAAACTGATCGAGTTTAAACCGCCGATCAAGCTGTTAATCGCACCGACCGCGCCGTTCAAAAGCCCGATGATGCCGTTCAGCGGCGCCTTTACCATGTTTATGAGGCTGTTAAACAAGCCGCCGAAGATGTTGACAACGCCCTGCCATGCCTGCTTCCAGTTGCCGGTGAAGACGCCTTTCACAAAGTCGATCACGCCTTGGAAAATCTGCTTGATCGCGTTCCAAGTGTTTTCAACATTTTTCATAAAAGCGTTGATAATGTCTCCCAGACCGGGTCCAAAAATCTCCGTCCAGTCTGTTTTAAAGACGCCTTGCAGCCAGCTGTCCAGCCCCAAAAGGATGCCTTCAATTAGGTCGCACGCGCCTGTGATTATCCCAGTGATGGTGTCCCACACGCCCGAGACGATCTCCTGCACACCGCTCCACGCCTGCTCCCAGTTGCCTGTAAAAATGCCTTGAATAAAATCGATCACACCGTTAAGAACCTGATAAACGCCGTCCCAGATGCCTTTCAGCAGCGAAAAGAATCCATTCAGCACATTGCCTAAGACGGGGCCGAAAATCTCCGTCCAGTCCGTAGCAAAAACACCCTGCAGCCATTCGTTAAATCCGGCCAGCCATGCCTTGATCTCTTCGCCTTTCGTGATAATCAACACCAGCACCGCAATTAGTGCGACGATGCCCGCGATCACAAGCACGATCGGATTTGCTGCCAAAAAAGCTAAAGCCGTGGATATGCCGGAAATGATTCCGGCAATCGGGGAAATGGCAGCGATCAGACCGACGATCACTCCGATCGACGCCTGCACAGCCGGATCGAGGTTTGCAAACCACTGCATCAGAGCTGCGAGCTTTTCGGTTATCGTAGTCACAATCGGAAGCACGACTTCGGCGAGGCTTGCCATGGCCTCCTGAAATCGCAGGTTTGCGTCCTGATTCGCAAGCATCTCCTCGTTGTTCTTGGCCCACGCGTCATAGGTGTCGTTTAGTCCTGCTTTTGAAAGCGTTTCCAGCGCGAGGTTTTGCTTTTCGGCGTCTGTAGTACACTGCGAAAGCTGTTCGGAAAAATTCTCCGCACCGATTCCCAGACGGTCGAGAAGCTCTCCGAAAGCGCCGGTCGCTTTTCCCGTCGCGAGCGTTTCCTGCAGGCTGTCTGCGAGACTTTCGACCTTGAGCGTGTCCGGAAACCGCTGCGCTGCACCCGCAAGCCCTTCCACCGCTTTCTGCAGGTTGCTCTCTGTAAATCCCGCCTGCAAAAGGTTGGATGTCGCTTCGACGGCGCTGTCTGTTTCGCCAGACTGTATCGCAAAAGCACGCCACGCCTCGCGCGCGGCGTCTACGCTTACGGAGTTGTCCTGCGCGTTCGCGTCGAGCTTCGACAGATCGGAGCGCAATTCTTCGGTTGCCGGAACGGTCGCATACAGCGCGCCGGCAAGTCCGACCGCTGCAGTTGTTGCAGGTTTAAACGTGTCGGATACTTTTCCGGCAGTCGTCGAAATCTTACTTGCAAGCCCCTGTGCTTTTTCTCCTGCTTTGTCAAGCGATTTTTCCGCATCTTGCGCTGCATCAGCCAGTTCTTCCACCGGCTTTTCATCGATTTTTTGCACACTGTCCGCGGTTTCTGCCGCCGCCTTTTCGGCCTTGCGAAGCTCCGCTTCCGTAGCTACGATTTCGCGCTGCAGTGCATCATACTGCGCCTGTGAGACTTTTCCTTGCGCAAACTGCTGCTGCACCTGCTTTTCGGCGCTTTTCAGCGAGTCCAGCTTTTGCTTTGTCTGTTCGACGCTGTCCGCCAAAAGCCGCTGCTTCTGCTCGAGCAGTGTGACGTTGCCCGGGTCCAGCTTCAGCAGCCGTTCGACGTCGCGCAGTTGCTTTTGCGTCGTGCTGATCTCTTTATTCACGCCCGAAAGCGCTTTAGACAGTGCGGTCGTATCGCCGCCGATTTCGATTGTTATGCCTTTGATTCGGTCCGCCATCTACTCACCCCTTCGGAAAAAAGTGGTCGATATCCGCCTGCGTTGCTTTATACGGATATTTTTCTTGGTCGTTCGCTTGCTCGATCAGCATATCGTAGACCATGCCCACCGTCATGTCGTCGAGGTCCTCGCGGCTCAGCCCCAACTCCGCGCAGCGGAGCATAAAGGTCGCGCCGGTCGCTTCACGCACCGTCTGTCTTATTTTTTTTTAGACTTCGCTGTCTTCTTCGCGTTGATCGCCCAAAGCTCGAGGATTGCCGGGAGCACCTCGTAGATCGAGAACGTCTCGAAGCCGTCGAGCCACCCCTCCGGCGTGTCCGGGATGTTGGCGTCATACTGCCGCGCCATGATGTAGGCGGCGTTTTCAAAAATTTCGAGGTCTGTCACATCAAGCTGCGATTCGTGCACAAGCGCTTCATACGCCTCGCGCTCTTCGGCGGGCGCATCTTCTGCCGGTTTTTTGGCATGGATGCCCTGCCGCGCTTTGGTGTATGCCTTCTGCAGCTTGTTTAGGTCCTGGATCATGTCCCGGCCAATTTTATGTCGGTAAAGGCGCGGGGTCAGGGCCGAAGCCCTAAACCCCACCTCCTTTCCGTCGATCTGAATTCTTTTCTCCATATGCTTTACCTTTCTCAACCTGCGGTAGGCGTATAGACCTTTGTAAACCACGCCGTTCGAACGCCCTCCGGCGTCTCGCTGGTAGTACGTGCAAAGACGTTGCCGTTTTCGAGAGACGTCGCGGAGATTGTACTGGTCTGCGTCTGCGGCTCCTTGGTGTCCGTACTCGTCGCGCCGACAATGCCCGGGCGCGTGCCCGTGCAGTTGTACATGCAGTACAGGTCGTTGTCGGCATCGCCGTCGATCTGAAAAAGGAGCGCGAAGCTCTTCGGCTCAACACCTACATTCTCAATGATCGTTTTGTCGGTGGCGTTGAGCACGTATCCCCAGACATCCTGCAGCATCTGGTCGATAAATCGCGCCATTTCGAGGTCGCCCTCGTATCCGTTGTTGGAACTGGATTTGTAGTACACAACGCCGTCCGCGTAAAACGGCGTGATCTCGCCGCTCGCCTCGAGCGACAGATTCACGGCGCCCGGCACAGGGACCGGATTTTCCCACGTCGGCGTTTCGCCGTCTGCGGTCATTACCGCGTAGTGCACGTTTTTAATATTAAACTGCACCTTGTTTTCGTTTGTCGCCATTGTTACACCTCAACTTCGTACAAAATTTGATAACATTTTTCCGTGTCGATATAAGTTTCCGATTTCTCCCAAAAGATCGAGGACAGGGCGCTTTCCACCCTGCCCTCCGCTTCGGGATTTTTATCTTTTGTGTAAAGCTCGATCTGCACATGATCAATCGGCTGGTATACGACGCCGTCCGCCGAAAAGTTGTTGCTGTAGGCAACGAGATAGCAGATGTACGGCAGCTCAGGCGCTCCGTCAATCGGCCATGCCCTGTATACCACGGGCAAACCTGTGCTTTTCAAAAGCTGATATAGATTCTCCAGCGTCATTTTTTGATCACCACCTTCACGGCACCCACGAGCTTATCTGCAGCAGCCTGCTCGGCCGGGCGGATATGCGGCTTGCCGTCCACGCGGCCACCGTTTACCTTCGCGTGCCCGCTTTCGAGCAGATGCGTGAGCTGCGGCTTTGTGCGGTTGGATATGCGCACCCGGATGTCCTCTGAGCTTTCAAACTCCACTTTGGACGTCCATCCGCGCGCATACTCGCCAGTATCCCGCGGTGAGGTCGCTTTTAACGTGCGGACCGTTTCTTTTGCCACGTCCTTCACCGCTTTTTTTAGGCCTTCGGCGACCTCGTCGCTGTAAGCCTTGAGCTCTTTCACGATCTCAATCTCAAGCTCCTGTAACGGGATTTTCCGCGCCACGCGCCACACCCGCCTTTCGCTCGAGATACAGCTCGATGCTGTCGTTATCCGGGTCTAAGTAGGTGCGGTACACGGCATACCGACGCGCATTTTCGCCAGAGCCGATCTGCACGATCTGCTCGCCGTTGTAATTTACGATCGGCGTCACGGCGACAAGCTGCGGTTGCAGGCCGTTCTGTCCGGCGTCTGCCCACTCTGCCCTCGTGACCGACTGCAGGTGCGCCCATACCGATGTTGCTGTCTCTGTCACCGTGACGTTTCCGATCGCGTCTTTTTTGTAGCTTTCGGAGATCAGCAAAATGAGATCATCCATCTGCCTCCCCCTTCTGGCTGAAAAGCCGGTTATTCAGCGCCCACCGCAGCATGCGCGGCATCTGCACGTTTTCCTCGCGTCGGCGGCGGTACAGGTAAGCGGCATACATTTCGACGAGCATCGCATCTTGTGCCGTATCCGCCAGCGTGATGCCCTCCTGCGTGATGTAGGCTCTGGCCGATGTAATCAGTACAAGCAGATACAGATCGAGAGCAGAGCTCGAAACCTGCAAATCAACCTTTAAAATCTCCAGAATGTCTTCATCCGTCAACGTCAACGTCGCTTACCTCCTTGTTTTTTACTTTGTTACCGAGACCGTATAGACGCGCACCGCGTTGCCCTGCGTAACCGTGATCGTCAGCGGATGCGCTGCGCCGTCCGTCAGCCATGTCACTGTGCCGCCGTTGCGCACGTTCTGGCCGTCGTAGCTGATTGCCACCTTCGCGCCCGGCTGGCTGCTGGTTGCCTCGATCTTTGCGCTCGTCCCGGTGGGTGCGAGCGTATAGCTGTATGTACCCGTCGCAAATACGGGAGACAGCGTCTCTGTGCCGACCGCCAACGCGGTAAGCTGCGCGTCGTTTGCGGTATCTGCGGCAAAGTCCATCACGGTCGTGACCGCCGCGTTGTTGATGTTAATCGCAACAAATGCGCCCGGGATGACCGGCATACCGTCCGCACGCTCCTTACCCTTGAAAACGGTGTTGTCCTGGATAAACTGTACCTCACGGCTGGACTCGATCGTCATACCGGCGCGCAGCGCGAGCAGGTACAGATCACCGTAGCCGCCGATGATGTCGCCGTCCGGGATAAACTCGAGCACATCAATGTCGCCATCGACGACCGGCATCGTGCCCGGGAACTGTGCGACAAGGCCGCCCTCGTAATTAAACGCGATCAGCTTCGCGCGAAGCTTGGCGTAAGTTTTGCTGTTCATCGCCCAGAACTGGCGGCCGCGGCTGTAGCGTGTGAAGGTGTTTCCGGCTGCGACAGCCAGTGCGGACCAGAAAGTAATCGGTTCGGCCGTGCTGTCCACCTTGAGAATGTTGCTGGTGTGGAGATCGACCCACTCCGGCGCATTTGCCGGATAATCGGTGGGCTTCGAGGCCTGCGCGAGGCGGGTCACGATGCCGAGCGGCATTTTGCTCGCCGCGCCCTTGCCGTACAGGATCGCCTTATCCAGTGCGAGGCCGATGCTCTCCGAGAGCATCTCCACGATCCAGCTCGCAAGGTTGATGTCATTGTCCTCGAGGATCGAGTTGCACACCGGCACGTAGCCGGAGACCTTGAAGCCGTCAAGCGTGACCTGGTTAAAGACAAAGGTCAGCTCGTTGATCGCGCCGCACATCTCCGTCCACACCGCTTCCGGCACCGTACCGGCAATGGTCTGGCGCGCCTCGCCGTTGACGTTGCGGATGCGCACGCGGTTCAGCAGCTTAGAGTACCGGTACATGTTCTCCGCGATCATGTCGAGGAAAACTACCGGAATCGTGAGCTCTGCGCCGGATACGCCGCGCTGCTGGCCCTTCATGCTGCGCAGCTGCGCAAAAAATTCGCGTACGTCCTCGCGGGCGACGATTTCGCTGCGCTGCTCCATCGGCAGCGCGTCAAACGCACGTCGGCTCATGGGCAACGCGCGGATGTTGATATTGGTTTCCATTTTTCTTTCCGTCCTTTCTTTTGTGAGATGGTTTTCTTTGCTTCTGGTTGGAGCAGCTGCCTCGGCCTCGGAAAGCTCCGCTTCAAGGCCCTCGATCTCGCCGGCCAACGCAGCCTTTTTTGCTTCGTGCGCAGTCCTGTCCGCGTCGAAGGTCTCTACCTCTTCGGTTACGGCCTGCTCCTGCTCCGACGTTTCTGCTTCGTTGATCGCCGTCTCAAGTTCAGCTTCACGCTTGGAAAACTCCGCGTCCTTCTGGCGGAGCGCTTCCAGTTCGGCCTGCTTCTTTTCGATGCTGCGCCGCAGCATGATTGTCTTAAGTGCCATTGTCTTCTCCTTTCAGGCGGCTTTTCATCCTTGCCTGCCATTCCTCTTTTCTGCGTTTCTCTGCCTGTTCAAAATCTTTCCGGCGCGCCTCTACCGAGGTATCCTCATAAGCCGGGAACGTTACGACGGAAACCTCGTATAGTTTTACAGCCTTGATTCGCCACACCGTCGGCACACCGTCCTTGTACTCGACATCCTGATCGATGATGTCAAAGCCGAAAGAGCACTGATTTACATCGCCACGCTTCACGCGCTCGTAAAGGTTCATTGCATCCTGATCCTGTTGATTGATCGTGACGCTGCCCCAAAGTCCCCGCTCATCTACGCGCAGCGAAAGCGTACCCGCCGTTGTACGGCCGAGCACAAGCGTCGTGTCGTGGTTAACGAGCGCCCTGACATCTCCATTCGTTTGTCCGTCGAATGCGCCGGGCTCGATCGTCTCATATGCGCCATCCCAGAGCTCGTACCGGCTCCCGAATACGGCGAAATACCCCTCAATATAGAGATTCCCTCCCTCGGCACGGGTACAGAAACCGTCGCTCCGCGCCACAGCCGTGCGTTTATACATCATGTGTTGTCACCTCCGTTCAATTTGTTTTGATCTCCAATCATCCCGCGAGGGATGTAGTTTTCGAGGATCACAAGGTCGTCGAGGCCGGAGAGCGGAGAAAGTCCGATCCAGTCGCGCACCTCATTTCCCGTCATAATCCCCCGTACATATTGATCGTTCGCCACCGCTGCAAGGTCGCGCAGGTCATAGTTGTAGAGACTCCGCGCGTTGAACCGAAAAAACCAATCTGGATTGTACAGGAGCTTTTTGGTCATTTCCTGCTCGATGTTCTTTGCGACCGGCATGATCGTGGAGCTGATAAAGTTGTTCCAGGCGTCGCGATGAAAATCCCCGATGCCCAAAACAAAAGGCGGCACGCCGAGAATGGCCGCCACCGTCCGTTTATCGAGCTGCACGAAATCCGCGAGCGCAAGGTCGGAGAGCGTGAGCGGCCGAACCTGCTCCACGCTGAACTGCTCGGATGGGATCATCCATGGCTCACCCGCCTGCGCTGTGTCGATATACTCGTGCAGGAGCTTGCTGCGCCCTTCCGCGCTCGCAAATTCGTCCGTGAGTGCATCCACCTTGACGATGATGCTCGGTTTCCAGTTGCTGGACATAAAACTTTTTTCTGTGGTGGCCGCCTGCTTGAGATTGTTCGCGACGTCTGTCAGCGCGACCCGGTAGCCCTCGCCTTTCCACGGATAATAGCTCCCGGGATTTAGCACAAAGTGCAGCACGTCGTCCGGGTCGTACTCCTGCCCGGCAATCACCACACGATAATCCCACACGCCCTCCGGAACGAACGCCGTAAAAGCTGGCGGCACCGGTTTGAGGTCGCGCAGAATGCCGCGCCGCGTTTCCGGCCACACCACCGCGTTTCCGTTCCCTTCGAGCATCAGCGTCTTGACGATCCAATGGATAAACGCTGCGCGGGTCATGTTGTTGTTCGGACTGATATCCACCTTGCGGCTCAGCTCGTTTTTGACCCGGATGTCACCGGTCTCCGTGTTTTCCATCAGATGTATGGTCATACTCGCAATCAGCCGCGCAATCGTGTCCACTGCCGTGCAGATTTCGGGATTCTGTGCAAGGCTCACGTAGCCTCGGCACTCGATAGATTCCCACAGGTCTGCGCCTGCAAAGGCGATGCTCCTGCGCACCGGCTCGGCGCGCGGCGCAGGCCTGCTTCTTTTCTTTTTGCTCAAGTTTCACCCCACCATTTCTTCGCCGCCCTGTTTTTTTCAAGGCTTTCGAGGTATCGGATGCAGGCAAACACCGACGCATCAAAAAGATCGATGCGGTGTTCCGGCTGCACCTTATCATATTGGATCATGTCGTCCGTCTTTTCGACGGCAGACACGTTTTCCACGCAATACTCGTAGGCTTCAGAGTGCAAATAAAACAGAGCGCCGTTTTTTGCGCTCTGCTCGATATGCCGAAAGCCCTCCGACTTTTTGTAAAAATACTGTGGCTGGTCGACGATTTGAAAACCCGCCGATTTCATGCCGATGAAATACTCGCGGCAGAACTTTCGATCGTGCCCGACCTGCCGGATTTTGAACCCCCGTTTGCGCATATCCACGAACCAGTTGACCACATCCGCATGGTTAACGGTCGGGCTGTTGCACATCGTAAGCCAGCCGTCGTCCTGCCAACCAAAAAGTGGGATGTTGTCCTGCTCTGCCTTGATATGCGCAGCGACAATCGGAAAAAACGCATGCGTGATTACAATATCCACACCCTTGTAATGTCCGAAAAGTGCCGCAGCCGTCAAGTCGTGGAGCTTCGACAAGTCCGCACCGCCGTACCAGTCGATCGGCAGCCTTGCCAACTCTTCGAGCGTCCAACTGTACTTGGCGTCACTCCGCCGGAACTCCTCAATGTCAAAATACGCCTTGACCGCGTTTGTGTAGACGTTCAGACTTTTTGCAAAAAAATCCTTACGCTGCTGCGGGTCGTTCTGCGCCTGCAGGCTGTCGTTCAAGATTTCATCCGGACGAATGCTCACGCCATAGGCCGGGTTTGCCATTTCATGCACGACCGGGTTAGTGTAGTCGATATTCCCGTTTTCATCCGGATTTGCGCAGCACATAAAAATAAAGTACTGCTCGTCCTTTACCGTGCCGTCCAGCACCTTTCGGCAATATTTTAACCGCTGCCCGAGAAATGCCTGCTCATTGTCGCCCGCGGTCGAAATTCCGATCAGCAGCTTATTGGTGTAGGCTTTCATGGCCTCTTTGAAAAGGTTGTACTGCTTCGGCGTTTTAAAAGCATGAATCTCGTCGCAGATCGCAATGTTGCAGTTTAAAGAATCCTGCGCGTCCGGGTTCGCCGCCAGCGCGCGAATAAAAAAGGAGCCGTCCGGAAGCGTGGCCTCCATGGAGTGCTCATTGTTGTTGTCGATGATCTTGACACACCCGCCGCTTTTTGCGTCCTCACCCATCCGGCGGACGTTGTAGTCCAGAAAGTTGAAGCTCTCCAGCGACTGCATCAGCGCTGCTGACGCAATGTAGGTCTTTGACCCGCTGCGCCGGTAAAGGAGTGAGAGCGCCCAGGAAAGTGCCGCGGCAAAGCTTGTCTTAATGTTTTTTCTGGGGATAAAGATCAGCGCTTCGTGGAATCGAACGACGTCCGTCCCGCGCAGCTTGAAGCCCACAAGATTGTAAACGATGAATTTGTGGAACGGTTCGAGCTTGAACGGCATCCCGCGCAGCGGCGTTCCGTCTAGCTTCTCCCCCTGCTGGTGGCAGATCGTTTTTTCGATGATCCGGATGCAGAACTCAGGTGCTTTGCTATCCATCCAGTACTCGGGATTGTCTAGGTCTGAAAAGAACCGATCCACAGCTTGGCGCAACTCCACGCACGCCGCTTTTTTACCAGCCCGAATGCTTTCGGCGTACTCGAGGACCTCCGGCCAGTTTTTCCCTTTAACCGGATTCAATGCTGGCAAGCGCCGCAGCCAGTCCGCCCGGCTTTTCCAGGCGCGGCGCGTCTCCCGTCATTTTTTTATAGCTCGAGGGCGTCATCCCAAGTTCACGCCAGTACGCCAAAGCACTCTTGTTCAGATCATCCCAGATGACAAGCAGCGGATTTTTCGTCATGTTTGTCGAGCCACCCTTATTCGTGTACTCGATGACCGACTTTCCGCCGGAAGTTTGGAACTCCCTGAAAGTCTTGTCCCGCTGCTCGAGGATTCCCGCCAAAGTCTCCACCGCGGAATTATACGCGTCCTTCTGCACCCCTAGTGCAGACATCTGCTCCAAAATCAGTTTTTTCCATTTGTTTTTGGTCACATCCTGCACCCCTTTTGTCAAAAATCTGCCCAGAGTTGGAAAGAGTTACCCCCGCCGGTCCCTACCAGCCCCGGAAGGCGCGTCGGATGAGGGCGGGGATCTCTGTGGCCTCTCATATCCCGTACCTCCCCGCGTTCTTTGCTTTTTCTGGATGCATTTTGTTGTGGCACGCCTCACACAAACTGATGAGATTGTCTGCGTTGTATGCAAGCTCCGGATATTCATCCACATGCTTGATGTGGTGCACGGTCGTCGCGTGACGGCGCCGCCCATACCGTCGGCAATGCTGGCACCGATAGTCATCCCGCCTTAGTATAGTCTCTCGCTTCCTCCGCCATCTCGGCGCGTTGTAATCAAAGCTCATGGTCATACTTCCGAATCGCTGCGCTCGTTCTTCCCGTCCTCCCGCCGCTCTGTCAGCCGCGTGACGCTCAGCCGCGCGGCGCAAAGCGCATACGGGCAAACCGCAAGCATACACAAATGCTCGCCCGTCCTCGCGTATGTATCCCAAACGCAGCCGCTTGGGCGTGGACACGGGCGATATGCTTTTTTATTCATCTTTTCGCCCTCCTCCTGCGTAGCAAAAGCGCCGGGAAATCTAATCCCCGGCGCTTTACCTAATAACTCTATTATTTAGTATATAGATTAAATCGCACCATTTGGTACAAAAACGTCGAAAAGCAAAAATTATTTTTCGCCCGGGCACTCATTTTTGAATAAACCATAATACTGGCTTTTGAGCGTGTTGATTGCCGGAACTTTACCGCTTTTGCTCATCTGCGCCGCGACCCGGTCCCACGAATAGCCATGAAACGCACGAAGCATCACGACGCGCCGCAACCATGCGCTTTTGACGCCGAATACAAATTGCTCTATCTCTTGCTTTTGCGCTTTGAGCTTTGCAATGTGCTCAGCATATATCTGCGGCCCAAGCCCGCGAACGGTGATGGGATGATCGGTAAACGGAAACTCATCCGATGATCCGCGTACTATATCGCTTATCACCGTTTTATTCTCGCGCTCAAGCTCTTCAATTTCCGCGCAGATGTCTGGGTATTGTTCCAAAAGCTCTTTTGTCATCGCATCTCCTCCCTTTTCTTAATCACATATTCCCATCGTTTTTTCATTTTGGGCGGTGACACATAGTAATCGCGGCGGCGCGTTCCCGTCCAAGCAATTCCGCCTGCTAATCCCGCAAATGTGAAGTTTGCCGCGCGAACAGAAGCACCGTTTTCGTCCTCCAATGTATAAGTAATAACTTTCTTGTATCCCATATTTCTGGCGATTCGGATACAAGCACCATACAGTTTCGTACAAGCGTTTCTCGTGCCATCAGTGCAGTTGCGATAGATTTCAAGCGTTTCACCATCATCAAGCTTCCTCGCAATAGGTCTGCCGCATATTGCAACACCACAAAGCCGTCCTTCATCAACACAAGCAATCGCAAACTTTCCGCCACACGGAGGTATATTGTGCCGATGATACGCGCTGACGAACTCACAAGCAGGCTTTAAGTGTATAGGTCTGATTTCAAGCATCTATCGCCCGCCTCCTTTACTCATCCTCCATCGAAAACTCGAGATCATTGATGTAAAGTGCTTCGCCAAGTCCACGCGCAAGCATATACCATTGCAGGCCGGTAAAATTCTTCGATTCCATCCGTATGATCTCGCTTTCTTCATCTTCCGGAGACGGAGCGAAAGTGACTACTAAACCGCTTTCAACTGTTCTTTCTGTCCCGTCCTCGTATCGGATTGTAATCTTTTCTATCTGACTTTTTTCTTTTGCTGCCCACTGCTTTTTTACAAGTGCCATTTTTGCTCCTCCTTTTATGCTGCTACGTATGCCACCGCTGCGGCGATGCCCACTAAGCCAAGCACCACCATGGTTTTTACACATCGCTCAAGCCCGGCGATATTGTCCGCTGCGTCGTACTCCCGCGACTTGCGCATCACGATGCACTCCGTGAGCGTCGCCGCGATTACGAGCACGACCAAGATGATTTTAGTCACTATTCCACGCCCCCTCTATCCCATCTCCATTTTTGCCCTCTCGTGCAGACCGTGCAGCGCAAATCGTCCATCCGCACGGCTTGTTGTAAAGGCATGTGTCGCAGTCCCGCTGCCGCTCGAGCACTTTATACGCCGCTTGATACAGCTGCGCGGTTTTTATCGCCTCCCGAATAACCGCGCACCCATGCACGCCACAGTTATGCTCATGCCCGCAACCGAGGCAGCACAAGGAGTCTGCCAGCGAACCGGTCTCCGATTTCATGCGCTCAAGCGCCTTGATGAGTTCATCTGTTGTCATATCTGATTTTCCTTTCGCGTTTTTTCTCAACGGCTTTTCGCACGTCGCGATGAAAGCCTACTTCGTCCACCGCCTTCATACGCTGCTTGCTCTCAAGCAATTTTGTGAGCTTGTATCTCATGTACCTTTGGCACGTGCTGTGACAAGTCTCGTGCTCGTTTGCGTATCTGTCCGAGCAGTTCTGCGGGCATGGTCCCAGACGCTGCGTCATTCCTTCAGCACCACCTTTTGCGTTTGCGGTTCTGCCGTCCACTTTTCCACGTCCACGCCGATCTGGCGCAGCTTGTAAAGCAAAATAAATTCGGCGTTATCCTGCATATCGTAGTGTTTGAGCAATTCCGCCCGATGCACCGCCACGCAGTCCCACACGCGGCGGAGGCGGTCGGCGCCGAAACCAAACTCTTCATGCAGCGCCCAAAGCAGCATGGCGCAGATTTCGGCCGAAAACTTTTCATCAAGCTCGTGCACCTGCCTCGCTATTTCCGCTTTCAACGCCGCTTTTTCCGTTTTGCTCATTTGGTATCGCTGTAAAGCTTTCATCTCGCACCACCTTTCCTCCGTTTCTTGTCGCACTTTTCTGGCGGGCATCCGCGCGGGAGGCCCGTATCGTAGCAATAGCAGCACACACTGTATCGGTCTCCGCGCGAACCTATCCCGCGCCGGTATATGCAGCCTCGGCAGCTCGCCCGCCGATTTGTCCCCGAAAGCATTATGTAGTACGGCTCTTTAATGCCTGCTGCGCTAAATTTACGTATGTCCATCGCTTTCGCGCTCCTCTCCCTCTATCGTCACCCAGACACTTGGTATATCCGACGACCATCGCTTACAGATTTTAGCGTTCACAATCTGCGCGTCATCTCTGTAAGCAAAACCGTTTAAGGCGTCGCACACAATCTTCATGATATTGTCCAAATCCGGCTTTTTCTGTGGGAAAAGTGCGCCGCTCGTCATCAGCATTTGCTTTTGCTTGCTGGCGCTCTTCGGAATACTCAAAAACGCCGTGATGATTATATCTATCGGTGCATCGTCGGCAAAACGCCTACCCTGTGCTTCGGCTAAAAAACGCTGGCGCACAAGCTCCTCATACGCCACGGTTTTATCTGGCGTGTAGCTCATGCTGCGCCCGGATTTCATTCGCACTACGCGCGGCCGGGCTTTGCCCTGCGGTTCGCCCGGTATAATAAATTTGATTTTCATGCGCCCTCCTCAAAACGGTAAATCATCATCAGAAATAGCGCTGTAATCATCTTCCGTTGGTGTCGGTTTCGCAGCGGATTCGCGTTTTTCGCCCGTGAAAGCGGCACTGCTCACAAACAACTCAGTCGCCTTCCTCTTGTTGCCGTCCTTGTCTGTATAGTTGCGTGTCTGGAGCTCGCCATCAAGCGCGATCAGCGCACCTTTGCTAAAATATTTTGTGATAAACTCCGCCGAGTTGCGCCACGCCACACAATCAATAAAATCAGACTGGTACTCGCCGTTAGCGTCCTTAAAGCTGCGTGTCACCGCCACGCAAAACTGGCACACAGCGGTGCCGCTTTGCGTATGCCGCAGCTCCAAGTCTCTTGTGATACGCCCCATAATATGTACGCCATTGCTTGCACTCATTTTAAAATTCTCCTAATCTGTAATTACGGGATATATCCCGCTTAATGTTGTTTGTATGCGCCCGGGCCCGCTCGGCAATGCGCGATCCGATCGCATCATCGAGCTGCAAAATCTCCGCCGTTGTCAGCTCGGAAGAAATCACGGTCAGCTTGCGCCCGTTGTATCGGTTGTTGATGATCTCGTATGCAAGGTTTAAGTCTCCCTGCGTCGGCGGTGATTTTTTTCCATTGTCACCCGCGCCGGTGCGCAAAAAATCATCGAGGTAAAGGCAGTCTGTTTTCATCAGCTCGTCCATACGTGCAGTATATTCGGGCTCATTGAGGCAGGCTTTTAATTCCGCCGAAATCCTCTTCCACGGCGCATAGATTGCCGATTTCCCGCTTTTGAGCAGTTTGCCTACAATGGCGGTGCAAATATGTGTCTTTCCCGCGCCAACCTGCCCGCCGACAAAAAACCATCCTTCGGGGCTCCGGAAATAATCGCACGCGCTGCGCATGATCTGTTCCTGCCACGGTTCACGGATTTCGTAGGATTTAAAAGTGTATCGGTTCATAATATCTTTGAGACCGCTTTTCTCTATCCGCTGCCACGATCTGCGCACTGCCATACAACTGCACTCTTTCGCCACCTCATATCCGTCTTCGAGCGCATAGATCACGCCTTTGTTTTTGCACTCCGGGCAGTCCATGCCAGGCAGATCACCCGGTAGTGCATTTAGCACAGCGATTTGACGCTGGCGGTAGTCATCAAACGAGCGTACCGCCGTACTTTTCGTACGGATTGACGCCGGTATCATTTCGCGGAAACTCTCCACGTCTTGCCCCTCCTTTGTCCTGCTCGCGCGCCAACCAGCGGTTGATAAACGCCAATGCGCCGCGATTTGTCTTACGGTTTTGCGGGTTTGCCTCGCTCCATCCGATCATTTTACGTATTTCTTGATCTATATCTACTGCCGGATATAGAGCAGCCCATTTGCTTATGTCCTCTTTGCTTATCGGATAATAAGAGCCGTCATGGAGTATCAGCCGGTATGCCGGCGCTGAGGCGGACTCGTCCGCGCTCTGCGCATACTCCTTTACTTTACTTTCCTTTACTTTACTTTCCTTTACTTTACTTTGTGGGTTTTCCGTCGGTTTACTGGGGTTTTCCGTCGGTTTACTGGGGTTTTCCGTCGGAAAACTCGATAAAAGCGTAACTTTATTACGGATGTTCGCCGGAACATCTCTTTCATCGCTTATATCAAGCAAAAAATACTCTTTAATAAATCGCACATCAGCTCTGTTTTTTCCGATGATTCTCAAGTATCTTTGCTGTATGCCGTGAGAGGTGAGCACGCCGAACGCATTGTAGATACCCTCATCAAAAAGAGAACGTCTGCAGCACCCTCGTACTACCTCCATAATAAAACTCGCTTCGCAACCACCACCGACACCCTCGGACATCAGGAGGCAGTCTTCTTCGCCGAATTTTGCATAATATCCGTTTTCGCTGTACGCCATATTTATAAGCTCTAAAGCTATATAAGCGCCCTTTATTCCAAATTCGGAGCGAATCAAACGGAATTTACGATCTTGGAAAAGTCCCACATCGAAAGGCCAATAGTCCACATTTTCTTTCTGCGGTCTCGCCATCGTCGGCTTTCCTTTCTGATACCCGCACAGGTATCCGCCACCCGCCCGAAGGCAAACAACGGATAACCGCTAAAGGTAGTTTTTATAAAACTCTCGGCGGAAATCATCGATATTCCAGCCGTTTTCCGCCATGGCTTTGCGCTGCCCGTATTCGTGCAGCTTTTGCATCGCTTTGGCGTTGTGGTGTACCCCGTAGGGCGGCTCATTGTGACAACTATGGCACAGCGGAACGACCAATCCGTAGCGCTCGCTTTTCTTGCGCAGCGCACCGCCGAATATATGGTGCCGCTCGACCACACCATAGCAACCACAAATAAAGCACTCACCAATCATCTTGCCCACTCATCTTTCAGGGCTTCCAGCTTGTCCGGCGGGAGCGTTTCCACGCCTACCGCCCGACAGTCCTGTACAATATTATCTATCAAACGCGCCATCTGCGCTCTGTCGTATGTACTGGACCCGTAGTATACAATCACATTCGTACAGCCCCGTACTTTGCTGGGCAGTACATCCGTTACCCAACCGAGCCCGTTATGCTGCCACATCTGCCGCAGCTTGTTCACGGCGGAATTTATCACGCACACCGTATCGCAGTTGCCGCCGATGTTTCGTACCGCTTCGCGGTAGATCAGCTCTTTCGGCTGGTTCGTTGCCTCTGCAAGCTTATCGCAAAGCACCCAAAAATAGGCATTTGCATCCAAACTGCGCTTTTGCCGGTACTCTTTCACCTCGCACGTATACATACGCTCTCGCATACCAAGCACAAACTGTCTTGCAGCGGGTGTGTTGATAACTTTAAGGCAAAGCTCTCCGTCTTCGTTCACGCGGGCGGCTGTAAAATCAAATTGTACCATTCAGGCCACCAGTTTTCTCCGCCGCCTTTTCGGCTTTGATCTCTTTTCCTAAGCACTCAAAGCAAAGCTGTCGATCATACCGTTTTTGCGCATACAACGCAATATCTCCCGCTTTCCAAGTGCTGCCGTCTTTTTTCTTTCCGTCGCGGATCGTCTTACCGCACTGCGCGCAGGTGTATTCTTCATCCTGCTCCGGCGGGTCGGCGTTGTACTTTGTACGTCCTGACGCCCAGTAAATGTCCGCGCCGAAGCCTAAAGCTTTGCAAGCTACGGAGATCGCGTCTGTTAGCGCCATTTTGTAGCACTCATCGGATGCACGCAGATTATTACCCTTTTCCGCCGCCACAAACCTTGATCCGCCCGTGCCAGGAATAGGCTCCGACCAGTCCGCATCCGGCGTGATCCTATATTGCAGCTCGATGTCCACAAACGCCCCCACCTCGCCGGTGCTGGCGGTCTCAAGCCACTCGCGCACGATCTTGTATTTCCAACCGATGCCGCACGGCCCGAATAGCTCTGTAAGCTCTCGTATGCGCCACATGGGGTTGATGTCCGTCATACCGTTGAGCCGTCCGCCGGAAATCCGCTTTTGTGCGCTGCCCGGCACAGCGCTCACGGCGTTGTAAATATCCATGTTACCCATCAGCGCACCGCCAGTCTGTACCCGGCTACCAATTTAGCCCCCGGGAGTTCCTCGCCCGCTTTTAGCGCGTCGCGCACGGCAACTTTGTTGATCTCCGGCGCTTTCTGACGGAGGAACTCTTCATGGTCGAGCGTAGCCCATGCGATAAAGTCATCGGCGTTTTCGATCTCAAGCGCCGGGGCTTTTTTTGCTACGGAGACCACGTTGCGCGCCGTTTCGATTTTGCTTTTTCCTACCGCCTGCATCTGCTGCATGGTGTAGGATTTAAGCTGATCCGCTGTTACTTCATGGCGCTTCATCCGCGCGGTCAGCGCGTCGATCTCTTTCTTGATCGCTTCTGCCGTTGCCAGCTCATCTTTGATAATGCACGCGATGCTGTCCACTTTTGTTTCAAACTCATCGTCGATGCTTTCAAGCGTGTCTTCGAGCGCTTCTGGAGGGATGCTTTCATCCTCCGCCATCTGCTTTAAAGCCTCGTATTGCTCCGCATACTCATACAGTTTCATTTGCTTTCGCCTCCTCTGGCATTTCTTCAAGCACCGTGATACGGATTTTACCGTGCTCAATGCCTTCCGTTCGCAGGCATCTTCCGATCGTATTCATCACTTCGCCGCCGTTTACGGTAACAATATTAAACGCGTCGCGCTCGATGTTGCCGCAAAGGCTCACCTGCATGATCTGCTTATACTTTGCCATTGACTTTTCCTCCCGTTTTTGCTAAACTAATAGCGGTAAATTTGTCTTTGTGCCCCTGTGACTGTTCCCGCAGTCCGGGGCACTTTTCTTTTGCTTTCACGCTTGTCTTTCCTTTCTATCCGTTGTCACTGTCTCATACACGCGCACGGCGTCGCGCCAGCTGCGGTATTTGCCGATGTCGATGATTTCCGCGCCCGGTCGGGCGGCTCTTTTTCTTCTCGGCGGCTTTACGGCTCTTTCGAGGATTTTCTCCGCGCCGTAGGCCAGCGTGATGATCGCGCATCCGGCGGCGATACTGCCGCACAAAACTAAGATCATGTTTATCACTCCTTTCCACTAATTTTTGAACAGCGTCTCAATGTCGCTTTGCGAGAAACGCAGTTTTTTAAAGATGTTGCACAAGTCTTCGTAAGACCACGCCGAAAGGTGGCGCATACGGTAGCTGTAAAGCTGCGGGGATATACCCAAGTATTTCGCGGTCTTTTCGTCGGTCGTCAGGCCCATGCGGTCGGCGTTATAACGCATAATCGACCTAAATGTCTGCCGCCGCTGTTCCGCGGGCGATGGTTTTAATCTTGGCATTGTTTACCTCCTATCTTATTTTCCGGCCCTCCCAGCTGCCGCCCTCCTGCAAAAGATGAATCATGTGAAAGGAGTGTATCAGTGTGTATGGCAAGTTTTTAGGGCGGCATGTGGGAAAGCCGGAATTTTTTAATTTAAGCGAAATAATTGAAGAAAAGCGCAAAGCCAAACGAAATACCAATGCCAAAGTTAATTAAAAGCCAATTGCATAATGTTTGCCCCGCGCTTACTTTGTCATGAAAAAACCATGTTTCAAGCGCCGCTTTCGGCAGCAGCCCCAATGCGGCTATACCTGCCGCTGCTAAATGCGAAAAATACATTTTCTACCCTCCTTAACTTATTCCGCTTCCTCCCCGCTTTCTTTTTTCTCCGCCAGCTCCGCGCCGATCGCGATGCCCGCGGCGAAGGCCACCATCATCTGTTTTGCCTTATCTTTTTTGCTGTCCGGCAGCTTGTTAAGCTGGTCTACGGTTTCGGCCGCTAACGCCTTTGCTTTTTCGCTCATTTTATCACCTCGTTTTGCTTTACTATCTTTAACTGCTCATATTATACCATTAGTAACTAAGCTTGTCAAGCGTTTTTTATGAGTGACTAAAATATTTTTATTGATTTTTTAATTATTCTATGGTATAATGAAAAATGTAAGGAGGTGATCTAAATGAGCACCATTAACGAGCGTGTTGCCGAGGTAGTAAATATGTCGGGCTTACGCAAAACCGCCTTTGCCGAAAAAATCAATGTATCTCAGTCTTTTATAAGTTTGATTTGCTCCGGCAAAACCGGGGTAAGTGATCGCACGATCTCCGATATATGCCGGGTATTTGGTGTAAACGAGATTTGGCTGCGCACCGGCGACGGTGAGATGCTTGCCAAAAAAACGCGTGAAGAGGAGCTTGCGGAAATATTTGCGAGGCTGCAATACAACGATGATGCAAAAAGCCAGCTTATATGCGCCATTGCCCGTATGCCGGACGAAGCTTTTCCGGCGTTTTTGGCCTTTGTCACGCAGCTGTGCAAAAACCTTACAGAGGAGGCCGAAGAGGCCGAAAAGTAAAAAAGCCGGGAGCGCATTTTCAGCAGCTCCCGGCTTTAACATTATTCTTTCTTGCTTCAACCTTATTCCGCTTTCTACCCGGCATTGTTCTTTTTGTGCTCGAGGGTGACGGCGTAAATCTCCCGCACCACCGCCACGGGCAGTTTGCGCAATAGCTTTACGATCTCGGTGATTAGGTTTTCGCGGCGCTCGTTTTCGTTCATGTTTTTCCTCTCCTTATATACAAACATTTGTTTGACTTGAGATTATCATATTTTTTGCGCATAGTCAATGGATTTTCGCAAAGATGTCCTACGATGTCCTACGATGTCCGCTTTCGGTAGCGCAAAAATGATATTGTCCATGATTTC